CATTACTTATAAATACAGAATTATGAAGTTTAAACTCCTGATTACCTATGAAATATTCTAATTGATTTTTATTATTATCTGATAATTTCCAATTTCCTGGTATATAGTCATGAAATGAAGTTCCTATGTCTCCGTTATTATTATAATTTTTAATTCTAGCTAACATTAACACGATGTTTTGAATGAAGTGATTTAGTATTTTATTGTTTGTTTTTAAATTTTTTGTTTTATCTGATGTATTTTTTAACAAAAAATCTAATTTTGATTCTAAATCAGTATTACTTTTATATAGTTTTTCACTTTGTTTTTTATCAATATATCTATTATCAATAATATGGTTAACAACTATTAATAATAAGTTATCGGTATTTACAATTATTGGACTAAATAGCTTTTCATATTCTTCATTAAATTTATTAATATCATTTCTATTTAGGTTTGTTGTTTCTGTTATATTAATATAATCCAGTGTTTTATCATATATATTTTGAAAATATGATAAATATTCATCACCTTTATTTAATATCTTATTAGCATCTATAAAATCTATTAATCTTTGTTCTATATTATTTGGTTTAGTATATTCTTTTATTTTTTCAATTGTTAAATCTATGTTAAATAATGGTTCTTTATAATAAATACCTTCTAGTCTATTTTGTGTATGATATTTTTCTATAATGGTTCTAAAATTCTCATTTGATGGTTTAATTGAATCAACGCATGGGTTATAAGAATTATCTGTTTCAGAATATAATGATACTAATGTTTTATTAGGATTTGGAGTTAATATTATTTTTTTATTTATATTATAACAATATTTCTCAAATATTTTTTTAATTGGCGAATTTTCTTCTAAATCTTCATAATCAATACTAGGTAATATTTCTTTTAATACATATTTATAATATCTTTTAGGATAAGCATCTAATAATATATAACTACTATTATTTTTGATATTATGAATAAATACTTCTAATGTTTGTTTACAATTTTCATCGGTTTTACATACTTCAACTATATCATCTAATATTTTTCTTAATTTAACAAATGGTATTTTATCATCTTTAAATTCACCATCCCAATCATATTTTTTAAATAATCTTACAAAATATTCTCTATCAGTTGTTGTTTCCAATAATCTATTAATTAATAAATTCATATAGGTTGAATCATTTTCATGATAACCTGTTAATATAAAAATATAATTATATATTCTCGTAAATGATCCATTATCTATTATTTCTAAATTATCTATATCCAATTCCTTATATTTTTTTATAGTATTATATTTTGATAAAGGTTGGAGTAATGTAATATTTTGTATTGCATATGATGACCCTTTCTTTATCATAAATTGTTTAAATTTTGGTCCATATTCATCATTTATTTTATTATTAATTTTCATAATTGTTTTATTTGTTGGTAGTGGTTTAAATGTGGGCCAATAATCATTTATTTCTAAATTATTCGCAATTCCAATATATATTTGATATTTTGATATTCTATCATATATCTGAGGAAACGACGGTGATATAATATATTTAATTGTATTTATAATTTGTTCTTGTGGTTTAATTATTTCTACATTATCATATTCATCATTGAATTCTTTAGAATCTATCCATATTTTTTTACTCGGATATAGTTTTTCCATTTTTTTCATTGTTGATATTAAATTATCTACTACATTTTTATTAATTATATCTATTTTTGAATTATGAAGTAATTTATACTGATTATCTTGTAAATTTATTATTTTAAAATTATTATTTGATTCATTTATATATTGTGGTGTAGCTGTTTGAATAAATATAACTATTTCTGTGAATAAAAATAATAATTTATTACTATTTATAATATATTCTTGAACATCTTTTACTATTTCCTTTTTAAATTTTTTTGGAGCTTTTTTTATTCTGAAATGATTTATGGTTGAAACATTATCTAATCCGTATCTATCATTCGCTAATTTATTATGATCAATTTTATTATAGATATTAATTAATTCTAATATATCTACTTCTAGTAATTTAACTCCTAAACTAGATGATAATACTTCTATTAAATTATATATTTCTTTTTCACCTGGTTCTAATTCAATTTCTTCTCTTTCTTGAACTAATTCTTCATTAAAATTTGGTTGATCGTCGGTAAAACCCTGGAGTGTAGAAAAATTTTCATTATCTAAGTATTCACCACATACTTTACAATGTATATGACCATCAATAGCTGGTTTCGCATATTTACTCATTAATGTTTCATATGCGGTTGGGTCATCTAATGTTTTACTAGAATAAGTATGATGCTTACATAATAATTTTTTATCATTAAATCTATTATATAACCAATTTTTATCTTCCAATGTTTCATCTGGTTCTCTTGAAAATTTATTTATGAATTTATTCATATAATAATTTTTAATATTAATGTTTAATTGTTTGTATATATATTCTTTTAATAATACAATTGTATCTATTGTATTTATTTTTTTATTTACCAATGGTTTATTATATATTGAAAAATCTTCTTTATAATCATCATATAATGATATATATTTTTTCACATTTTTATTTATAATATCATTAAATATCAATTTAAATTTATTTGTTAAATTATTTATATTTATTGAATATTTCATAAATATTTTTTCAATATCATTATAATTATATATGTAATTAAATAATTCTTTATACATATATTTATTTACTATCATTGACGTTGTCGGTATATATTCTAATAATATCTTTGTAAAATCATTTTTATCAATTGTATCAGATATATTAAAATGATAAGCATTTGTATTTTCATAATCATAATTTTTGCTCATATATGTTGGTATATCTCTATCAATTGTTGTATTAACATTTTTCAATAAACTAGATTTTATTAAAGTATTTAATACATGTTTATTTGTTTCAGTTGAATATTTTTTCTCCAAATATAAACATTTTTCTCCAAGAGATATACATTTAGTATCTATATTAAATGATGTATTTATATGATAATTTTCTGGATATATTAATAATCCAGATGTAGTTATATCTCTACTAGAACCAATTAAATCATATTCAATATTATTATCTACTACATGAGGAAATAATAAATTATTATAATTTTTCCTTTCATCTAATATATATTTACCATCTATTCCAGTACATAAAGATGTATTTAACCCACTAATTGGACCCATACATGATCGTATATATTTATCAGTATAATTTTTCATTACATAACCATCATTAACTAATATATCTGGGTTTTTTTGAATTGCTTGAAATTGATTATAATATATTACTCCCATTGATTGTTTATAGTTTTTTGATTGATTACTATCATTCATTAATCTTTGTTGTTCCAGTGTTTCTATTTCAAATATTTTTTGAATATAGTCATCCTGAACAATCGGTTCTGTTATTTCTTCTTCTTCTAAATATAGTCTTTTTATATCATTACATACGGGTATAATCCATTTCGGTAATTTTTCATTATCATTATATTTTTGAATATCATAAAAAAATTTATTATTGGTATAATTATATTCTTTTGATATTAATTCCTTGAATATATCTGCTATTAAATACACGGAAGGTATTAATAATGTATTATCATATATATTAAGAGCATTTATTAGTGTAGTTATTAAATCTTCTCTTTTTTCTACTTCACTAATTGAATATTCTTTATCATCTTTATATTCGGTATCAATTACTAATTCGGGATATATTACATTTGTTAATTGAATTTCTGTAACTTTAATTACATCTTTATCTTCTAATTCAATAACTTTTGCTATATCTATTATATTATAATCATTTGTATTTAATAATATTAACTGATTTTCATTTAATTCTAATAATTTATTTGAAACTCCATCTACTGATAATATAGCCATATTATTTTCGGTAAAATCTTCAATTATTCCAATATAATTATTGCCATCTGAAAAAAATATTATTAATTTATCACCAATAATAATATTTTTATTATAAATATTATCTTCTATATTTGACATGCCATTATCATTATCATAATTATCTTCATCAGAATCATAACTCATTATAATGAATTAGATATTAAAATTTTTAAATATTACTTAAAATTAAAAAAATAATATTATATAGTTATAATAATGGAATTACAGAACTTTATTGATAATAATGATAATTATATTGATATTTTAAAAAATGATGGTATGCGAGTTAAAACTTTCAGTAAATATAATTTAATTTTAGTTAAATATCCATTTGGTATGAATATTAATATAGATTCATATCAAAAATACTGTAGAGGATGTTTAATTGATACTAATAATAAAAAAGTAATTTTTGTTCCACCTTGTAAAGCGCATAATATTATTGCCGATGGTAGTAATATACCGAATGACAATTTTATAATTCAAGATTTAATAGATGGAACAATGATTAATTTATTTTATCATAATGATAAATGGATTATATCTTCTAGAAGTGATATTGATTGTAATAATAAATGGAATAATAATAAATCATTCAAGACTTTATTTCAAGAATGTGGAAATATTAATTATGATTTATTAGATAAAAATCACACATATTCTTTTGTTATGCAACATATTGAAAATAGAAATGTATCTTATGTGAATGGAAATGAATTAATATTAGTTGAAGAGTATGATAGAAATGGATTTATATTATTAGATAATATAATTAATGATAACTTTGTTTATAATGGTTTTCAAAAAAGTGTTAATTTTAAAATAGAAAATATAGAACAATTAAATGAATATATGAGTATTGCTGTTAATAATCCATATTTTAGTTGGAAAGGATATACTATTAAATATAATAATAGTAGATTAAATTATATTAACCCTAGATTCGAATATGTAAAAAATTTAAAAGTTAATTCATCTAATATGCTATTTAGTTTTTGTGAATTATTATTAAAAAACGATGGATCTATTAATAATTATATTCAATATTTTCCAGAACATAATATTTTATTCACAGAATTCTATAATAAATATAATAAATTTGTGGATGAAGTATATAAAATGTATGTTGATTTAAGAATTACAAAAACAATTACATTAGAACAACTACCTTATCATATTAAACCAGTTACTAGAGATATACATGGTATTTATTTAAATACTCAAAATAAAATTAATAAAAATACCGTTATTGAATATATAAATACTATGCCTCCGGCTAAACTAACATTTCATTTAAAAAATTATTAATATCTAATAAATAATATATGTATGGAGGAGTATGGGAAAGAGCGGGACCACCACATAAAGATAGAAAAGATATATATGTTGCGAAAGATAAAAGATATGAAAACATATACAGTGGAAAATTATTAGATGATGAAATAAATATGAGAAGAGAATTATTATCTGAATTTGATATGCCACATTTTGAAAACATACCAAATGAGATTAAAATATTAGTTGAAGCAACAAATGACCCCGATTATATGTTATATATTCCATGGAATATACACTATACTTTTAATAAGTGGGGTTATGGTCATATGACTTATGATAAATTAATATATGAAAATTATCAAAATAAAAATGCGTTATTAATACAAGTTCATATGGGATATGGTAATACTCCAGATGATTTAGAAAATTGTGGGAAAACTATAAAATTAACTAAAGAATGTAAACAATATGTATGGTTTAATATTACTGATAATTTTATTAATATGAATAATACCTATATAAATAATCAAACAATATATAATAGTAATAAATATGAAATAAATGAAAATGATATAATAAATAGAAATTTTAATTGGACTCCCATATTAAATAGTTTTAATAAAGAATTGGATCAATTTTATATTGATAATCAAGAGTTAATTGGTGATAAAATGCTTGATGAAAATATAAATTATAGTGAATTATTAGATATTCAGAAAAGTTTAATTATTGCATATGATGAATTTACACAAACAATAATAAAACAAGGAGATACTAGAAGAAGTTTAATGGCAGATAATATTAGATTGGCTACTGAACCAAGTGAAATTGCGGGTATTACATATCCACCTAGATTATCTGAAAGACAATATTATGATATGGATAATAAAAGACATGATCCATTAGTTTTCAATAAAGAAAATATGGATATTGTCAGCAAATATATAGAATTAAGAGATAAATCTCAATTAGAATATGATAAAGAATTAATAAAGGGTGAAAGAAAAAGTAAGAAGAAAGAATGGAAATTAAAAAAACAACGGAATGCAGCTAAAACAATGCAAAAAAGATTTAGAGGTAATAAAAGTAGGAAAGATTTATCAATTAAGAGAAATGATGACAAAATTAGACAGGAACAAATGATGGAACAAATGATGGAACAAAATAGACAGGAACAAATGATGGAACAAATGATGGAACAAAATAGACAGACATATCAGGAACCAATATATTATTCTCTAATACAAAATTTACAACAACCACCATATAATGAATATTATTACGACCAAAGGTTTCAACAACAAGTTAT